CTAGCAACATTATATGATATCGCTGATGATATCAATGGTAGAAACTATACTCTCAAACATTTAAATGAAAGAGTAAACATCTACCAATCAGAAAACTTTAAGTATGAAGTTATCAAGGTAAACCTAAAATGAGATACTTATGGAAGAAGATTTTTATGCAACTATTAAATTAGTATCTGGAGAAGAAATTATTTGTAGAATTTCCTACTTACCAGAAGAAGAATCATGTTTAATTCATGAACCAATGGAAGTTGAACATGTAAGTAGAACAAAAAAGAATCTATCTGTAGATGGATTTACATTAACAGAATGGATTCATTCTACGTTTGATGATATGTTTGTTTTACCAAAAAAACATATTCTTACTATGACTGAATGTGATGAGAAAATAACTGAGTTTTATCTACGTTGTTTATCAAATGATAAAAAAGCAAAGTCATTAACTAAATTTCATAGTGAAGGTAAGAAAGGTGATCCAAGTAAAATCTTACCAGGGTACATTGGATCAGTAGAACAATCTAGAGAACTCTTAGAAAAAATATTTAAGTGTAGTTAAGAGCTTTAAAGCTAATAACTTGGTTTGAACCTCTCACAAGGTTAATTGTACTGAGTTTCTGAGGTTACGTCAAGCCCTTTATGAAATCGATTTACATTTGCACACACAACTTAAGTGTGGTATACTGCACAAAGGATTAAAAGCACGAATGGTTAAGCGTAAAAACACTGAATACTATGTAAACAACAAAGAACTCCTAGAGGCAATGACTGTCTATAGGGAGAGGGTGATTTACGCTAAAGAACACGAGAAACCTAAACCAAGAGTTCCCAACTACATTGGTGAGTGTTTCTTGAAGATCGCTACACATCTTTCGTATAAACCGAACTTTGTTAATTACCCCTTTAGGGAAGACATGATCTGTGACGGTATCGAGAACTGTTTGCAGTACATCGACAACTTTGATCCTGAGAAATCCTCTAATCCTTTTGCTTACTTCACTCAGATCATTTACTACGCTTTCCTTCGCCGTATTCAAAAAGAGAAGAAACAATTAGAAATCAAACAAAAGATCCTAGATCACTCAGACTCTGCTACAGTGATGCATGTTGATAATCATGGTATGTCTGGTATGAATGCATCTAAGTCAGACATGAATAGTATTAAAGAAAACATTGAAATTAGAATGAATCGATGAGTGAACACCCTGAAATTGCAGAACATGAATGGTACACAACCCCCTATGGAGAATTCCGTGTCGAACAGAAACGCTTTGGAACGTGGACTAGCTACAGTAAGGATGGTACGCCTCTCATCACGGGACTTACGAAAGAAGTTGTCGTTAACGGAACAGGATTCCACCTGGAAGGTGTCGCTACTAACTGGGCAAACTGCAGGACTTCCAAAACGTTTGATGGAGTCGTTGGAGGTAAATTGTGAAGATCGCTTTAATCACTGACCAACATTTAGATGGTCGCAAGGGCAACCTTGCATTCTGGAACTATTTCCAGAGGTTTTACGATGATGTATTTTTTCCAACTCTTGAGAAAGAGAGTATCAAAGTCGTCTTTGATCTTGGAGACACATTTGATAATCGAAAGTCTATGGACTTTAATACTTTTCACCGTGTGCGTGAAAATTATTTCGAGAGACTAAAAGACTACGAAGTTCACATGCTGTTGGGAAACCACTGCACGTACTATAAGAATACTAATCGTATTAACTCACCAGAACTTCTTTTGGAGCAGTACGAAAACATTAAGATCTATTCTGAACCCAAAGAAATTTTGATGGGCAAGAAAGTGTTCTTGATGCTTCCTTGGATTAACAAAGAAAATCAAGAAGAAGTCCTCCGACGTTTAGAAACAAGTGAAGCAGATATTTGCTGTGGTCATCTTGAACTCAATGGATTTGAGATAACACCTGGAATGAAAATGGATCATGGTATGGATCCTCAACTATTCCACCGTTTCAATCGTGTGTGGTCTGGACATTATCATCATAAGTCGAAGAAAGGTAACGTTCAGTATCTTGGTAATCCTTATCAGATGTTTTGGAATGATTACAAAGACCCACGAGGTTTTCACATCTATGATACTGACACCGATAAGTTAAAATTTGTGAAGAATCCATATGAGATTTTTCATAAGATATATTACAACGACATCGAAAAAAATTATGAAGATTTTGATGTCTCGTCGTTTAAAGATAGTTTTGTTAAAATTATCGTAGAAGAAAAAAAGAACTACTCTCAGTTTGATAGTTTAATTGATAATTTGTATAGAGTAGGATCTGCTGATATTAAAATCGTAGAAACTCTTGTAGATGAAACTAATAATGAAGACATTGAAGTTTCAACAAAAGATACTTTGACTCTTCTAAATGAGTACATTGATGAGATTGATGTTGGTGTAGATAAAACCGATCTTAAAAAACTCATGCAAAGTCTCTACATAGAATCATGTGAAGTATCATAACTACTATGTTTATTCTGACTCTAACAGGTAAACCAGAACAGGTATTTTCTCTAACTGGAACAGATGAGGAGCAAGTAGTTCCTATGTTTCTTAACTTTGAGGATGCTGAACGATATGTCTACTTGATAGACGAGCTTAGAGATCCAATGGCTCCAGAATTAGATGTGGTGGAAGTCGAAGATGATGCTATAATAGGAGCATGTGAATCTCATGGACACCCTTACGTTGTCTTTGACGAGGATGATTTGTTGATACCGCCCCGCAGTTTATGATTACCTTTGAAAAAGTCAGATGGCGTAATTTCCTTTCAACAGGAAATACATTTTCCGAAATTAATCTTCAATCAGCAAAAACAAATCTGATTGTTGGTGCTAATGGAGCAGGAAAGTCTACTGTGTTGGATGCCCTCACTTTTGGGTTATTTGGTAAATCTTTTCGTAAGATTAACAAACCATCTTTGGTGAATAGTATCAACGAAAAGGATTGTCTTGTAGAAGTTGAGTTTTCTATTGGTAGTAAACAGTATTTGATTCGTAGAGGAATCAAACCAAACTTGTTTGAAATTAATGTTGACGGGCAACTGTGGAATCAAGAGAGCACAGTTGTAGATCAGCAGAAAAACTTTGAGCAGAATGTGCTCAAGATGAATTACAAATCATTTACTCAAGTTGTGATTTTAGGTTCGTCTACGTTTGTTCCCTTTATGCGCTTGCCTTTAGCACAGCGTAGAGATATCATCGAAGACATTTTAGATATTCAGATCTTCTCTGTAATGAATGATAACCTTAGAGATAAGGTAAAAGAAAACAATGAAGAACTCAAGCAACTAGAGTCAACTCTTTCTCTTCACACTAAGAAGATTGATCTGCAAAAAGAATACATGCTTGATCTTGAGAAGAAAGCAAAGAGTGATATTGAAAAGAAAGAAAGTAAAATTTCCTCACTGAAATTAAGTCAATCAGGAGCGATGCAGCAAGTTTCTGAACTGACGGTTGAAGTTGCTGATCTAAATGATCAACTCAAAACTCTTTCTGACGCCCGTAAGAAACTCAAGAAGATGAATACTTTCAAAGCAAAGATTCAACAGAAGATTGATCAAGCAAAGAAGTATTCACAGTTCTTTATCGATAATGATATTTGTCCTACTTGCACACAAGAGATCACTCAAGACTTAAAAGATAAAAAAATTAAAGACACTGACGATGAGTGGGAAAAACTCAACACAGGATTAGATGATCTACAGAAAACTATTGATGCAGAAGAGAAACGCGAAGAAAAGTTTGTTGAGTTGTCGGATCAAGTAATTAATGTTAACTCATCTATCAATCAAATTAATTACGAAATTAATAGTCTTGGTAAATCTATCAAGGAACTGCAAGATGAGATTAAAGATCTGTCTTCTGGATCTGCAGACAATAAAGTAGAGTTTGAGAAACTAAAGCAACTGGTAGATCAGAAAAAAACTTTTACTACTGAGATTTCTTATTTAAAGAAAGATAAAGATGTTTTAATAACAGCTACACAATTGCTAAAAGACAGCGGTATTAAGACTAGAATTATCAAGACGTACCTACCTACTATGAATAAACTGATTAATCAGTATCTTCAAAGTATGGATTTCTATGTTAATTTCACTCTTGATGAAAATTTTGAAGAAACAATCAAGTCTAGACACCGCGATATCTTCTCTTATGAATCCTTCAGTGAGGGAGAGAAAGCTCGTATTGATATCGCTCTGCTGCTTACTTGGCGTTCTATCGCTAAACTTAAGAATAGCGTGGATACTAACCTCCTTATCTTAGACGAAATTTTTGATGGTTCTCTAGATCAATCTGGATCATCTGACCTTGGTTGGATTCTTAGAAACTTTGATGATAATACAAATGTATTTGTAATTTCTCACAAAGAATCTATGAATGATAAGTTTGATAGAACTCTCCTAGTAGAAAAACCAAAAAACTTTAGCATTATTAATGAAAGTTAATTTTTCACCATTTTATTCTTCTGGTTACGTAAGCACTAAGTTATCAGACATGGATGTAAAAAAACTTACTGAAGTTGTTGATAGTTCTGATAAGTCTTTTAAAGCATCTCTTGCGGGAATTCAAACAGATAACTGGATAATTCCTGATGCTAAGGAAGTATTAACTCCTTATATTAATGCTCTGGTTAACTCATATAGTGAAACACATAAAGGATATACTGATGAGTATGAGCAAGAAATTAAAAAAATAATTGGTCCTAGATATACTTTTGATAATTTAAATTTAGATTCAATATGGGTTAATGTAACTGAAAAGTATATGTATAACCCTCCTCACAATCATCAGGGAATATACAGTTATGTTGTCTTTCTAAAAATTCCATTTTTCTTGGAAGAAGAGAGAAAGAGTCGATATGTTAAAAACTCAAATCAACCATTCCCAGGTTGTTTTTATTTTATTCATCCATCTCATTCTGGTCACACATATATACAAAATATTGAGGTTGATCATAACGCCGAAGGAATGATGATATTGTTTCCATCCAGAATCGTTCATGGAGTTCATCCATACTACACCTCAGACGAAACTAGAATTACCATCGCTGGTAATGTGACGCTTTAATATCTGGTCCGACCTGGGTTCCTGGGTCGGATCTTTGTGTATGATACGTACATCAACGCAAGAGAGTCCATGTCCCGCCAAGAAATCAAAGGTAACCTTGC